ATCCCAGTCGGGCTTCAAAGATTTCATACATGCAAGGTTGTAATTTCTAAGATCAAGCGGTTCGTTCCGGACATTCTTGGTCGTTTCCCAGACTTCCCGGAGTACACCGTTTCTTTTGTAGACCTTTTTATGCTCTGAGATAATGCCCTTGAAATACAGATCGTCATAGCCTCGGTTAGATAATTCTTTTATCCCTTCATCCTGCGGGAAATGGAAATACAGAGGTCCCGGGCTATCTATAGATAATCTATCCATAATCTGCTGCTTACCGTCATCGACTCCTAAGAGTATCAGCGGTGCCTTAGCGTTATTTGCCTTGGCAATTTTATAAATCAAAGGAATACCGGGACCGCCGCGGCCCTTGATTGCAAATCGCTGTTTGTGAAAATTCTTTTGACAGTAATTATAGACGTCAGACGTATAATGCCCGCCGGAATCAATAAATGTTCTAACTACTTTCAGTCCTTTTCCGTCGGCAAAATGATAAGTTTTGTCTAAAATGCTATCTATTTCTTTCCATGTCCGGGCTTGGTTAGGCGCACCTAATACAATCCCTTTACGGATTCCCCAGCATTCTTCTTCCTTGCCCCAACCAACTACTTCATATTCAAGTCGGTTATCCTGCGTATCGATCGCTGCTGTTAAAAGTAATACTCCATTAGGCAGCTCGGCACCATAAGATTCTCTGCGCCGTAAAAATATCTGTTCATCTTCAAAAGCTCCTTTCTGCTTGTAGGATTCCCCAAAAACAGTATTCATAATTACTTTTTCCCGTTCGGGGTCTCCTTTTGCTTCAAGCCATTCCCGCATAATTTTTGACCATGTCATCCATGGAGATGTAAAGCCATTTACAAAAAAAGAACGTATGCCGTTTTTCAACGCGTCTACATTCCGGCTGATATATTTCTGTGGGGTCTGTTTCATTTCCTTTTCAGAAAAAGAAAACCCGCAATGCGGACATCTCCATTTCACATCATTAACGATAACCGTTTTCTTACCACTCGGTGTTTTGATTTCTTTATAATCCACAGTCATGTCTATATGCCGCAGTAGGTGATACTCTCCGCAATTAGGACATTTATGCTGCCATTCCTCCTGAGTGCCCGCGAGGTATTCCTCATCAATCCGGGATGACCCCTCGTTTGTAGGCGTCGAAAACAGCCCCATGCAGGAGTTCCAGAATGTTGTCATACGCTTAGCTGCCAGATCTACAGGATCACCCTCTGTTCCTGCCGAATCCGGAAATCTGTCTACTTCATCAGCAAGCAGGATTCGTATCGGGCGAGATGCCAGCCCCGCCGGACTGTTAGCCCCGCACATAATGAGACGCCCGCCGGGAAAGACCTTGGAAAGAATTGTATTGTTAGCATCCCGGGACTTCACATCATAGAAGAGATTATTCAGCACTTTTGTATCCCTGATCATCGGCGCAATACGCGTCTTGGAATAATCCTGCGCCATATCAATGGTAGGCTGGATCATCATGATAGCGCACGGGTCCAAATGAGCGAATCGTCCGATGACGTTGTTCATCATGTCAGATTTGCCAATTTGTGACGATGATTTTACAACTACTCTGTGTATACCCGGTTCTGTAAAAGCGTTCATAATGTCTTTTTGATACGGCGCTCGTGATGTTTTCCATTTTCCCGGCTCTGCGGAAATGCCAGATGACAGCATTCTGTGATTGTCTGCCCAGTTGGAAACGGAAGTCTTCGGCAGCGGTTTTAAACCGTTTTTTGATATATACTGCCAGAGTTCACGAGCTGTCTTCATCGTCTTCACCCTCATCTATTTCGTCGGCAGCAAACATTTCTGGATCATACTCGGATAATTCAAGCAGTTTTTCTTCAATTTCTTTAGAAAGGATCCCATATATTTTCTCTTTTTTCAGATCTTCAAGTATAGGCGCTAACTTTGACGGCAGCCCCAGAAGCTGGGTGCGTAAATTTGAAAGCATTTCTGTCAGAACCAGTTCAACAGTCCGCGCAGCATAAGCACTTCTTTGCATTTTCGCCAGTTTCAGCTCTGCAATTTCTCTTTTCGTCTTTTCATGCAGTGCTCTTTCTTTTTGGAAATCTATATCATCGGAGTTTTCTGCATTGGCTTTTAACTTGTAATAATTCTTTAGGCTTTCGATGACCAAAACGGAATTATTTTTATCCCGCAAAATTACATTTTCTGATATGAGCTGAGATACTCTTTGCTGCGATACTCCCATAATATTTGCCATTTCTGATTGAGTCGTCGTAAGTAGTTTTAGATTCTTGGAAACTTTCAAATTATCACCTCCCATCCACTTTGTCTTTACTAACAAGGACGAATAAAAATTTGCAGCTAAAATGTTTTCGGGCTGTCGGAGCACCTCAACCTGTATAAAGCTCCGGAAGAACCTATGCCCCGCCGGAAATATAAAAGCACCCGTTAAGAGTGCT